CATATTAAATTCTAAATATGCATTATCAGTTTCTGGGTGAATATTATTAAAAGTAAATAAGTATTCCTTGTAAGTATCATCAAGAACAACATCACTTGTTCCATCAACAAATGATACAGTTGCAGATGATGAGGCAGTTACTTTTTTAATAAACACCATGCTACCTAATCCAGTAATACTACCAAATTCAGTTGCGTTCTTTACTCCATTATTATTAAGTTTAACTATGCTCATTAACTATCCTTAATTCCGTAGAGTTTAAAAGTTCCAGCGTCTATATTACCACTAGACATTTTAAAATCTACTCCATCTATTGCCGCTGTAACATTACAATATCCAGAACAAAAATTGTGGTAATTTCTAGGAGTCTCTCCATAAGAACTAGCTGTGGCGATAAAATGTTTTACATAAGTTGTAGAGCTAGGATTAAATAAATATAACTCACCACTTCCTGCTTCATCACTTCCATTTCCTGTATCATAATATAAATTTTGATAACCTGTGCCTTGTGCAATATCATTACCTGTTTCATAAGCAAAACCAGTTCCACTATCATCTTCTTTATGTCTTGCATAAAACATAGTGGTTGTTTTTGTTGCATCAAAAGCAGAAGAACCATCTCTAAATCCTACTCCAAAATGTGTGTTATCGGTAGCTGGGTGAATATTAATAAACTTAAATAAGTAAATAGGATATGTACTATCTAAAACCACATCAGATGTTCCGTGAATAAAGCTAATGTTTGCAGAACTAGAAGCTGTTTGACTTTTAATTAAAGTCATAGCACCACTTGCTAAAGCTGCTGTTGCAGTAACAGAACTTATAGAATTATTATTGTATTTAACTAACGCCATATAATTTTATAACTCCACTTTGTATATTTCCACCAATAAAATCAAATTTTACTGCATCAACTGCTGATGTCGTGTTGCAATAGCCACCAACTCTAGTAACTGTATTATTTGGGTCGCCATTTGATGAATTAGTTGTTATTAAAAAATGTTTAACAAAAGTTGTATTGCTGGGGTCGAATAGATGTATAGTCGAACAACAAGATTCATCATTATCACCACCTATATTTTCGTGAAATGTTTGGTCGCCTGTAAGCTGTGCAGAAGCTGAACCAGCATCATAAGTAAAATATGTATAACTATCATTTTCTGCGTGTTGTGAAATAAATGCACTAGAAGTTTTAGTTACATTGTAGTTTGAACCCCCATCAGCACTAAAGTTGATTTGTAATTCATCATTATCTGTTTCTGGGTGAACATTAATTAATTTGATGATATATTCTTTATAGGTACTGTCTATTCCACTTGTAAAAGATACTGTTGCACTATCACTAGCTGTCTCTGTAGATATTAAAGTTAAAGCACCACCACTAATACTATCTGGTAAAGATGTTATCGCTGATAAGGAATTATTATTAGCAAATTTAAGAGACATTATGATACTCCATACATTATTATTGTTCCACTATCTATATTGCCTGAGTGCATCTTGA